GCATGGACTGACAGGAGAATAACTGCAAAATGAAAATAACAATTTATAGCAAACCAAACTGCCCGTATTGTAATATGGCAAAGAATCTAGCAGAAATGAAAGGTGCTGAAGTAAGATATCTTATGCTTGGAGAGGACTTCGAGGCAAAGAATTTTATGGCAGAGTTTCCAACTGCTCGAACTTTTCCACAAATTATACTAAACGGCAAGAAGATTGGAGGTTATACAGAACTGGAGAAAGCACTTAGTGAGTAGTATCTTCAATAAGAAAGAGAAAATTCAGTATAAATTTCAAGAAGATAAAATTCTTAGAATGATAAAGAACTATATAGATGGCACTTATGGCGCTCACTATTCTATGAATAAAATTCAATCTACAGAGTTCATTGTAGATGCAGGACATGCTGAAGGTTTCTGTATTGGAAACATTATTAAGTATGCTCAAAGATATGGTAAGAAAAACGGAAAAAATGAAGTAGATTTACTCAAAATTATTCATTACACAATTATTTTATTAGGGAGTGAAGATGGCAATTAAAAGTAAATCACATGAAAAATTAACAGATACTAACATACAACATGTAGTATCATTACTAGAAGCAGATAATCCTATCACGAAAAAGGAAGCCTGTGAGATTCTGAATATTAGGTATAACACGACCAGACTTCAGAAAATTATAGATGACTGGCGTGATACAATGGAGTTTCGTGAAAGACGACGCTCTATGAACAAAGGTAAACCCGCGAGTGAAGATGAATTAAAAACTGTAGCTCAAATGTATATTGAAGGATTTAATGTATCTAGTATAGCACAATCGATATATCGTTCTCCTGCTTTTGTGAAAGCAATAGTGGATAGGCTCGGTATTCCAATGAAACTACCTGCAACTGACTATGAGGGCATACGAAATGCTATGCTTCCCGAGCAGTGTGTAAGTGATAGTTTTAAAGAAGGAGAGATTGTATGGGCAATTCGTAAGAATTTTCCAGCAAAAGTAATACGAGAACACACTAACATGGATTACGAAAGTAAGCATGGAGCAAAGTGTTATTTAATATATACAATAGAAGAAAACAATTTTGAAGGAACTTTCTTTCCACACATAGAATATGGTGGAAGATACTCATCTCAGCTCGCATATGACTTAGGAAGTCTAAGGCATTTGGAGCAATATGGAGTTAAGTTTATTTAAATTTGCAATCGCTATGTATATTTCAGGCGTAGGAATAGCTATGTGGAAAATTTGGTTTCCATGTCATAGAATAATTACGTCTATAGATAGAAATAATATTATGGTGAAGAAACCTATCTTATCTTTTCTCATTGTATTTGTAATATTTTTTATTATGTTCCCTTTCATAGCATGGATTATATTATTTGATGATAAGATAACAAGGTTTCAAGATGGATTTATAAAGGGAGTATTAGGAATTAATAATGATAAGTAATAAAAATTTTGATGTTTATTCTTCATATGTAAAAGGAGACCTTCAAGCAGACACTATAAAAATAGGCGACGATTGGGGTTGTGCTTTCTATAAAAATGGAGAGTTTATTAAAACAGAAACTTACAAAGGACATAGTGAATCTTACGCAGAAGATGCTGCTGATAACTATGTATTTGGAATTAAAAAATTATAATGGCAATTTGGTATATGAGATTACTGGAAGAACAAGAAAAAGCAGAAAAATATGTAGAATCAGAACTTCCACAAAACGAACAAAAGAATAAAGGTTGGTATTGGGATTCAGAAACTAAAAAATTCTACAGGTGGGATAACTTCCCAAGGGGATAAATATGAACTATTTATTAGAAGCATTATGTAAAAAATTAGAAGGCGAAATCGCAGTATGCAAAGCAAATGTTCTTGCATATCAAAGAAATCCTGTTGGAATTGGGGAACACCCAGAGATTGTAGAAGCTGTCGAGTCTCAGGTTGCTAAATTAGCAGAGGCCGAAGATAAGTTAGAAGTAATCAAAAGACATTTTTCATAAGGAAACGAAAAATAGTTCTTGACACCGCCTTAAAATTTTTATATAATATAATTATATTTTAGAAGAACAGTTAATGAGTGATAGATTTTATATGCAACAATTACAAGCAACTGGATGGGCTCCAGGCTATCGTAATACAGACAGCATAGAAGAATACAAATCACGATTTGGCTTAATTAATAGGAGAAAAAGAATGTCTTGGACAGACGAGAAAAAACAAGAAGCAGTTGACATGTATGTCGCTGAAGAACCTACTCCAGAGAATAGTATGGAGATAGTAAAAGATATCGCAGAGCAGCTAGAAGAATCTCCAAATGGTGTTAGAATGATTCTTACAAAAGCAGGTGTTTATGTAAGAAAAACTCCAGCAGCTAGATCTTCAGGCGGTTCAAGCGGTGGTGGTAGAGTAAGTGTTGCTGACGCACAATCCTCCTTGACTAGTGCGCTGAGTGATGCAGGTCAGGATATTGATGAAGCAATCATCTCAAAACTAACTGGTAAAGCAGCAGTATACTTTACTACAGTAGTAAATAACTTAAACAATTAGTTTTAGTTTTTTAGCTAGGGTATCTTAGGGTACCCTAGTTTTTTGCATCCATAGTATGTAACCAAAAATTTTACAATTCAAATAATCATTTGTTAGATAAAATTGGAGGAAACATGACAAAGGATGATTTTAAAAAGAAACTAGATGACGCAGGCGATGCAGTCATTACTTACAGAAGTAAGAATTCACGCAGACTAAAATACAATATTTGCACTAGAGACTTTTCTACGAAGTATATAGCAGAAAAGAAAAATAGAGCAAAAGAATCTAAAGACACAGTCCTCTTATTTTGCTGGGACACAGACTCATATCGTCTATTGATGCCTAATAATGTGACAAGTATTGTACCATTAAATAGGATAATTAAAAATGATTGATTTAAGTGCACCTACAAAATATGAAAGAGTAATTACAGAAGGAGATACGGAGCAACTCCGTTTAGTAATCAACACCTTTAGAGGTGTTGAGTACCTTTCTCTCCGAAAATACTATTTAGACTTTGATGAAGAATGGTTGCCTTCAAAGGAAGGTGTATCCATGCCTATTGATATTGAAAATGTTCAGGAACTTTTTACAGGACTAGTTGAAATATTATCACTAGCAGAAAGTAAAAGTATATTGGAAGAAGAGTTTAAAGAAATTTTAGACCAAATTTACCAAAACTAAATTTAGTTCTTGACAAATCCTTAAAAGCCGTGTATAATATTATATATGATTATAAAAGGAAGTTTAAATTATGACCAATTTGGTCGCAAAAGAAAAAGAAAAGCAACAAGGGCGCGTTCGTCTAGTCAGGTGAGGACACAAGGTTTTCATCCTTGCAACACGGGTTCGAATCCCGTACGCGCTTCCAGTAAACACATACCTAGTGCAGAACTGAAGCCATATACACCGCCGAAAGATGACAGCTATAAGAAAGAAGTAAGTAAAAACTATACTGTTTCGATAGCGTACAACAAAGGTGCATATCAAGTGATTCCTAAGGATGAAGTCAAACATATCGGAAAATAGTTCTTGACACATGGTTAAATTTTTAGTATAATATATAAATGTTAGAAAATCTTATCAAGCGAGCATCAGCAGAGTATTATAAAGGCACTCCAATCATGTCAGATGAGGTTTTCGATCACCTAGTACAAATGGTGACAGAAGAAAGTATCGGTTATAAGAGTTCTTATGAAAGAAGATACAAGCACATGTTTCCTTTGTTCTCCCTCCAAAAAGTAATACAAGGCGTCGATTCCCCACCAGATTGGGGAAACGACGACTTTGTTACGACTGCAAAACTTGACGGTGCAGCTATAAGTATACTTTATGGTGGAGGTGAGTTTCAAAAAGCACTCACAAGAGGAGACGGAATAGAAGGACTAGACATTACTCATCTTATTCGTACACTAGTCCCGAATAAAATTAATTATGATGAGGTAATACAGATTTCGGGAGAAGTAGTAGCTCCCAAGGAGATACCTAATGCAAGAAACTATGCAGCGGGTGCGCTAAACTTAAAAGATAGAAAAGAATTTGAGACAAGAGAACTCAACTTTGTCGTACACGGAGTATCTCCTTACATTACAGACAACTATGTATCAGACATGAGATTTATATCAAATCTTGGTTTCGATACAGCCATCGATAGTGACTACTCACAGTTTCCTCATGACGGCTCTGTATTTCGCGTTGCTCAAAACGATAGATTTGACGCATATGGATATACAAGTCATCATCCCCGTGGCGCATTTGCCCTGAAGAAGCAGGAAACAGGAGTAGTCACCGTCCTCCAAGATGTAACTTGGCAAGTAGGTAAATCAGGTGCAGTTTCACCTGTTGCACACTTCAAGCCAATCGACATAGAGGGCGCAACAGTATCAAAGGCAACTCTACACAATAAGTCAATTATCGAAGCACTGAATTTAGAAATTGGATGCAAGATAGAAGTAATTCGTGCAGGTAAAATTATACCGCAAGTTTTAAGGAGAATAAATGACTGAAGTAGATATTTTAAAAGCAGAAATAACAGATTTAAACAAAAGACTATATGAAGCATATGAAAAAATCGCAAAACTTTCATCCGAAAGAAATAGAGAACAGCAAAAGAATCTTCAAGAGTGCGACTCCTAAGTACACGATTGATTGGTATGTAAAGTGGGTGGCTTCACTCATTTTACTTTGTGCTATGGTAGTAAGAGCTGCTGGATACAGCAATACTCTTGATACGTTTCTATCCTTTCTTGGATGCCTAGGTTGGCTATTTGTTGCATTTGCATGGAAAGACCGCGCACTTGTAATGTTAAATAGTATTGCATGTTTCATATTACTTACAGGATTATTGACAAACTTAAATGGCTAATACACTTAGACAAAAAATAGAACTTCGTATGCAAATTCTTGAAGAAATGATGAAAAGAAATATGCAGATTCATGACCCAGAAACAGTAGATTTATTCTTAGATAGACTTACTTACTGTTGGGGAGTTATGAATGAAGAAGATCGTGATTTTGTTCAAGGTTGTCAGTTTGCACTTGAAGAAAAACATGAGTGGAAATGAGCGGAGTCTATAATCAAACCTATTTTGACAATCACCCTCACGAAAAAGATAGAGAAGGTGTTCTCTATGGAGTTATTCTAGTAAATAAATCCACTTGGGAACGTGAATGTATCAAGGTAGGAATTGCCAGTGGAAAAGACTGGCGTCATGTAATCAAAAGAAGTCGTGGTTTTCAAGGCTACGATTTGCGTATTCAACGCACTTATCATGATACTATTTATAACTGTTGGAAGTTTGAGCAAGAACTACATAAGAAGTTTAAGCATGATAGTTACAAACCTCAACAAAAATTTGGTGGGCACACAGAGTGCTTCAAAATTTCGTCCCTTATTTTACGGGACTTCCCAAAAAATAGTTCTTGACAGATGCTTGTTCTTTTGATATAATATATTTATAAATTTTAGAGAGAAGTAAATTTGAGAGAAATAATTATACCAACACATTGCCCAGCTTGCAACACAGAGTTAGACATTGTGAATGACCAATTATTTTGTCGAAATGATACTTGCCCTGCTAAGTCATCCAAACGAGTCGAGCATTTTGCCAAGACTTTGAAAATAAAAGGACTTGGTTCAGCTTCAATCGAGAAACTTGACTTACAGGACTACCACGATATTTATGCTCTTACAGAACAAGAAATATCGGTTGCTCTAAATTCGGAAAGGCTAGGAGAGAAATTATTTGCTGAGATAGAAAATTCTAAATCAGCAAGTTTAACAACTCTCCTTCCAGCTTTTTCGATACCGCTGATAGGTTCTAGCGCATCTAATAAATTGACCAAACAGGTCTCGAATATTTCAGAGATAACCTACCAAAAGTGTATAGATGCTGGTCTGGGACCTAAAGCGGCGTCGAATTTAGTTAATTGGTTAGATAATTCATTCTATCCAATGGAGTACGACGACTTACCTTTTACATTTACTTGTGAGAAGTCCGAAGTCGACAACACCCCGAAGAAAGGTGTTGTTTGTATAACAGGTAAACTTAAAAGCTATCCTACAAAGGCAGTAACGAAAGAAGTTTTACTAAAACATGGATTTGAGACAAAGGATAATCTTACAAAAGATGTTACGATTCTATTGAACGAAAGTGGCATAGAATCAGCAAAAACTAATAAAGCCCGAGAAATGGGTGTAATAATTTACGATAATATAAAAACTTTAATAAAGGATAATTAAAAATGGCATTACCAAAATGGACAGATGAAAGAACACAGCAACTAGTGGACTTCATCGGTGACCAAAGCCCTGTATCACAGGCAGTAGTTGCTGAAGCTGCTGAGCATCTTGAAACATCAACAAGATCAGTATCTTCTAAATTAAGAAAAATGGGATTTGATGTAGAACTAGCTTCTGCTTCAGCTTCCAAGTCTTTCTCAGATGAGCAAGAGGCAACTCTTAGCACATTCGTACAAGACAACAGCGGTAGCTACACATATGCAGAAATCGCTGAAAACTTTGAAGGCGGAGCATTTTCTGCTAAGTCAATTCAAGGTAAAATTCTTTCTATGGAATTAACAGAGCATGTTAAACCTGCTCCTAAAGTAGAAACTGTTAGAACTTACTCTCCTGAAGAGGAAGGCACATTTATTGAAATGGTAAATGGTGGTTCTTTTGTAGAAGAAATCGCAGAAGCATTAGGCAAAAGCGTTAACTCAATCAGAGGTAAAGCTCTTTCATTACTTAGAAGTGGTGACATCAATGCTATTCCTAAGCAGAAAGAAACTAAAGGTTCAAGCAAAGCTGACGTATTAGCTGACCTTGACATCTCTGGAATGACTGTTCAAGAGATCGCTGATGAAATCGGCAAAACTGTAAGAGGCGTTAAAACAATGTTAACCAGAAGAGGTTTACAATGTGCTGATTACAACGGTGCAGCTAAAAAAGAAATAGGCTAATCGCAATAATTAGTGAGGGGAGCGCACTGCTCCCCTTTTTTGAGAGAGAGTTATGAATATTGCGAGTGCGTTACTAAAACAATTAATAGTACAAAGAGATTTAGATACTTGGTCACAACTGAAGAATATTTATCTTCCAAGTGAGTACCAAGGGATATTTAACATCTTAGAAAAGCACGTTGACAATTATCAAACTCTCCCTACTTTTGAAGAACTTCAATATGAAGTCCGAGATAAGAAAAGTCTCGAAAAACTCTCTGCCATAGAAAATGTAGAAGTAGATGTCGATGCAGACATGCTACTTGACTATCTTAAAAATGAATTCACACAAATAGAAATATTAGACGAACTTGACAAGTATATTGACAAGACTGTTGCTATGGCGAGTGCAGAAGAAAATATAGAACAACTACAGGAAATAGTTTTAAACGTAAGTGACAAGGTTGATGTAACTCCACCTTCTGAAAGTATGCAAACGATTACACTTTTTGAAGATGAAGAACAAAGATCGAAGTATTTACCTTTAGGACTCAATACTGATTACGATTCAAAGGTGAAATTCTCACCGAAAGATTTAGTGCTTGTTGGCGGCAAACGCGGTGCAGGTAAGTCATTGACTTCCTGTAATCTTGCTGTCAATGTGTATGACTCTGGTAGAAGTGCAGTGTATTTTACTATAGAAATGGACAGCCGCTCTATTCTGCAAAGAATGTGTTCAATCTCTACACGAATTCCTTTTGTCAAAATTAGAGACAGAAACCTCAACAATGAGGAATGGAATCTTGTAGCAGGTTGGTGGGCAGGTCGTTTTGATGGTGGTCACGAGCTTCTCCAAGAGTTTGAACTCAACAGAGATTTTGACGAGTTTCACAGAAAACTTGTTAAAAGAGAACTGAATAAAGATAAACAACTTGACGTTATTTATGATCCCGCCCTCACTCTCTCAAAAATTCAAAGCGAACTCGATAAGAGGGTAAGTCGCCAAGACGTTGGGATTGTAATAGTCGATTATCTTAACCAAGTTCGCCGCCACAACGCACCTTCAAGAAACAGTCAGTATGACTGGCAAGAACAAATCGAGATTAGTAAAAAGATGAAGTCATTTGCGCAAGAGTATGAAACTCTTGTTTTCGCACCCTATCAGATAGACGCTACTGGAGAAGCCCGTTTTGCAAAAGGTATCTTAGATGCTGCAGATGCAGCGTATACATTGGAAGCATGGGAACCAGAGGATAAGTGTATGACATTTAATTGTACTAAAATGAGAAACAATGAAGTAAAAGGTTTCTCTAGTGAAGTAGATTGGAGTTCATTAAAGATTGGCCCCAACAGTACACTTAATCCAAAAGAAAAAGCAAAAATGAGAGAAGATATGGGATTAGCAGATGGAGAAGAAATACAGGAGATTTAAATGTTAATGTACACAGAAAAACAATTAGAAGAATCCTATGGACTCTTTATTTATGGACTAATACAAATTAGGAATAATCAAAAAGTATTAATAGATATTCCTACTTTAGAAGAATTTAGAACTATTTATGAAGAAGGATGGGAACAGATTTTAGATGATGAGTGGTATTTTGATGGCGACAATAGTACAAGACACTAAGACGTTAAGAACTTACTCAAAAGAATGGACAGGCTCAGACGAAGAGCTAAAAAATTTATTATCCCGAATGAAACTAGCAATGGTTGAGAATGAGGGACAAGGTATTGCTGCAATACAAATTGGAGAACCTTATAGAGTATTTGTAGCAGTAACAATGTGGGACGACGTATTCGTAAATCCAGTAGTGAAGAATCGTAGTTCTATTATGAAAACTGATTGGGAAGGATGTTTAAGTTGCAAAGATGCGGCAGTAAGAGTTAAACGCTCTCATTCCATAGACTTAGAGTATACGAATTTCAAAGGAAATAGAAAAACTACTAAGTTTACAGGAAACGACGCTAGAGTAATACAACATGAACTCGATCATTTAAACGGATTTTTAATAACAGATAGAGGAAAAGTATATAAACCATGAGAGTAGAAGAAGTACTAGCTGAAGAAAGAATACCATTTAAAGTATCCCCTGCGGATTATATTGTTTCATGTCTCAACCCTGAACATGACGATAGCAACCCTAGTATGAGAATTGATAAAATAACTGGAATATTCAATTGTTTTTCTTGTGGTTTTAAAGGAAATATTTTTAAATTATTTAACAAACCCAGTAACTTTTTGGACATAAAAAGAGAAAAGGTAAAACAGTTAATCGATCAAAAACGCTCGGCTTCTGTCGGACTCAAATTTCCAACCGATATGATGGCATATGTCGGAAATGAGAGAAATATAAAACCTGAGACATATAAAAAATTTGAGGCTTTTATGTGCAATCGATCACCTTTTCAAGATCGAATTGTTTTCCCTATCTACGATATTACTAATAAAATTGTAGCATTTAATGGAAGGCTAAGAGAAAAATCTGCAATTAAAGACCAGCCAAAATATATCATACATCCACCGAAAGCAATAATGCCTTTTTACCCAGCAACTGCTAAGCCAATAAAAGGTAGAGTAATTTTGGTCGAAGGAATATATGATGTGCTAAATTTACATGATAAAGGATTGACAAACTCAATGTGTGGTTTTGGAGTATCAAATATAACAGTAGAAAAACTTCAACTACTTAGAATGAGAGGAGTAGACCAAGTAGATATCTTTTTTGACCCTGATGATGCAGGAGTAGCTGCAACAGAAAAAGTTCAAGAACTTTGTGAGAAAGTAGGATTAAAACATTATCATGTAAAAATACCAAAAGAACTAATAGATGCAGGAGCTTTGAATGAGCTTTATGTAAAAAGAATAAAGGAAAATTTATATGGCAATAGTTAATTCAAGAGATAGAAAAAATGATGGCTCTGAGTTTGGAATACTTGGAGGTAGACCTACAGTATATAACTGGGAAGATTTTGCCAAAGAAATGGAAGAAAATGACCCAGATAAGTATTATTTGTCTCCTCACATGAAGAAGTGGATGCTAGAAAATTGGGGTAAAACAGAAGACGAAATACAAAGAAGTTTTCGTAAAACTTTATGGGCAAAGTTTGGAAAGACAAATACTTCTGTAAGCACTCCAGAAAAAGCAAAAGCATGGAGACAAAGCCCACGAGGCAGACTTAGTAAAAAGATACAAAAATTTAAGACAAAAACCACACCACTTAGAATAAAAATTCCATTAGTAGATGTGAGTAAAAGTTTGCAAAAAAGATTAAATAGTTTTAATAGAAGAAGAACAACAATAGAAGGCATAATTATGAACTTAAAAGATTTAGTAGAACATTTAGAAGAAAAACAACAATTAAATTTAGAAAACAATACAGTAGTAGATTATTACTCAGGCGAAGTATTAGATTTAGTAAATGATACATGGCAGTTAGATCATATTGACCCAGATGGTGGAAATGGTTTAGAGAACGCCTGTATTACAAGAGAACAATATAACCAAATGAAAAATGCTTGGACAATAGAGGAAACTTTAGATGCATGTGAAAAATTATTAAAAAATCTAAGACCAAACGTATTAAAAAATAGTTCTTGACAAAAGGTCAAAATTGGAGTATAATATACATTATGAGAATTTTAAAAGAACACATAAAAGGCAGTATTATTTGGAAAGATAGAAGTCCTGATGGGCTACCAAGATGGATTGTCACTAAAAATATGGAAAATAACGAATCAACAAAAATATTTAATTGTAACTGGTATAAATATGACCAAGTAGTAGATATTGTTGTTGCAGATGAATATAGAGGAGAACAATGAAGATAGCAATAGTAGAATCAAAACCGAGTAGAAATAAATACTTTGAACTTTTTAATAATAAGTTTCAATTTGATTCATATGCTCTTTGTTCAAATCCTCAAGTTAAAAAAGTTCTCAAAAGAGATGTAGACATAGTATTTAATCCTGATGACTATGATTGGGTTATACTCGTAGGCTCAGAAGCCTTAAAATACTACACAAAAATTAACTCGATTACAGAGTATAGTGGAAGAATAATTGATGGTAAATTTTTACCAGTTATTAATCCAGCAATGCTTGCTTTTAAACCAGAGGCAAAGAAAAGCTGGGAAGAGTCTAGAGATAATATTATAAAGTATATTTCTGGTGAACTCAAACAAGAAGCACTTGGAGAAGATTCTCTACTTGCAATTACAGAGAGCGAAGAACTACATAAGTTTCTACAAGATGCGATAGACCATGAGAATGGATTTATTGCACTTGACTCAGAAACTACAGGTCTTTATCCTCGTGATGCATATATGCTAGGTATTTCTCTATCATATAAAGAGAGTCATGGAGCTTACATTAGTACTGATTGTATTGATGAAAAAGCAGAAACAATGCTTCAAGAACTATTCAATAAAAAGAAAGTCGTATTTCATAACAGTAAGTTTGATATTGCTTTCTTTAGATATCACTTTGGTTTCAAGTTTCCACAATTTGAAGATACAATGTTAATGCACTATACTCTTAACGAGAATCCAGGCACTCACGGCCTAAAACAACTCGCACTCAAATTTACTCCTTATGGAGATTACGAAAAAAGTATGTACGAGTGGATAGACGCTTATCGTAAACGTAACGGCTTACTCAAAGACGATTTCACTTGGGATATGATTCCTTTTGACATTATGAAAGATTATGCTGCTTACGATGCGATTTGTACTTATCTTATTTATGAAAAATTTTTACCACACTTAGAAAAGAATGACAAACTTATGGGTGTTTATCGAAACATTCTGCTTCCTGCTACAGAGTTTCTTCTTGATATCGAGAGTAACGGTGTTCCTTTTGATAGAGAACGCTTACAAAAATCCTCGGTGCTGATGCAAGAAGAAATTGATAAAGCTGTAGAGTCTCTTTATACATATCCTGAAGTACAAAAGTTTGAGAAATTTCAAGGTAAAGATTTTAACCCGAATAGCACAATGCAGCTTCGCTCCCTTCTTTTTGATTTTATAGGTCTTAAACCTACAGGCAAAAAGACTGGAACGGGTGCGGATAGTACTGATGCAGAAGTTTTAAATCAACTTGCAGAAGAACATGAAGTACCAAAACTTATACTTGATATAAGACAAAAAGTAAAAATTAAATCAACTTACCTTGACAAGATACTTCCTGCTCTTGACCGCGATGAACGACTCCGAACAGGATTCAATCTTCATGGTACAACTAGTGGTAGGCTATCAAGTAGTGGTAAGATGAATATGCAACAGATTCCTCGTGACAATCCAATCGTTAAAGGTTGTATTCGAGCAAAAGAAGGAAAACAAATTGTTGCAATGGATTTAACTACTGCGGAGGTGTATTGTGCTGCGGTTTTAGCAAATGACAAAGCACTGATGAAAGTGTTCCAGGATGGTGGAAACTTTCACTCGAATATTGCAAAATTAGTTTTCGGACTTCCTTGTGAAGTAGAAGATGTAGCAAAGTTTTATTCCACTGAAAGACAAATGGCAAAAGCTGTTACTTTCGGAATTATGTATGGTGCTGGCCCGAAAAAGATTAGTGAGCAAGTTACAAAAGACTCAGGCAAATACTTTAGTACAACTGAAGCGAAAGAAGTGATTGATGATTACTTTCGACAGTTTCACGGGTTGAAAAAGTGGCTTGAAGATAGTAAGAAGTTTATTCAAAAACATGGAACTATCTACAGTTTCTTTGGTAGAAAAAGAAGATTGCCAAACGTAAAATCAACTGACCGAGCAATCGCTGCTCACGAAGTTCGCTCTGGTATTAACTCTCTTGTTCAGTCAGTAGCCTCTGATGTAAATCTATTAGGTGCTGTTGATGCTCATAAAGAAATATGTGAAAGAGGATATGAGAAAAATATGAAAATATTTGCTCTTGTTCATGACTCAATTCTTGCAGAAGTTGACAATGACTATATTCAGGAGTATGAAAGTATCCTATTGAAAAATGTTCAAAAAGATAGAGGATTATCAATCCCAGGCTGCCCAATCGGTTGTGACTTTGAAATAGGCGACGACTACAGTATGGGTAAGTTTGCATCTAAATATGAAGCTGTGGCAGATTAAGTTTCCAGTTTATGTTCTTCATTCAGACGAAATAGAAGAACGAGATGGACTACTCTTTTGCGACACTCAAATTGTAGACGATAAAAATATGTCAGGAAATACTCTTGGCAAGAGAAGACTTCAATCACCTCATAAAAATTTATACCCACTTCGATATATGATTGAAGACTTTAGTGGGTTAATTCGACATAGAGGTAAGTTTTTTATAGATACAAAAGGCAAGTTTTTTCGCTATACAAAAAGTACAAAAGCTGATATAAAATATAAGAAAATAGAAAAAGTAGAAAAGAAAGAAGTAATTACTCTCATTTGGGTAAAGGGAATACCTTTTCCTTTTGAGGAAAAAAGACCACTGACTGCTCCGTATGCAGGAATTGCTTATATAGACGGTACTCCTTCTTTTATTTATGAGTATGTATCTGAAAAGAAAAAAGATACTTGGAGAAAAATATGAGACAAGTAATAAATTATCCAGTTTGGTATTCTAAAGACAGAATACCCGTTGAAGCTTGTGAAGAAATAGTAAGACAAGGACAAGAACTAGAAATTAAAAAAGCAAATATTTATGGTGCAGAAACAAGCAAAAAGCTAGATAATAAATACAGAAATTCAAAAGTTGGATGGTTTCCAAAAGGACACGAATTAGAAACACTCCTAAAAAGTTATGTAGGACTTGCTAATTTGGAGACAGGTTGGAACTTTACAGTTACAAATATGGAACCGATACAGTTTGGAGAGTATAAAACAAAACATTTCTACGATTGGCACAGAGATATAAATGTTAATCCTGGAGTACCTCACAGAAAGTTATCAGTGTCTGTAAATCTTTCTAATCCAAAAGATTACGAAGGTGGCAATCTAGAATTCAAAGATTACTGGGGAAACGAAGTATTAAAACCAGTAAATCAAATGAGATTGCAGGGTACAATAATTGTTTTTCCTTCTGCACTTTTTCATAGAGTAACACCTGTAAAAAGAGGTAGAAGATACTCGTTAGTTCAGTGGTACAGCGGCCCAGATTTTACATAAGTCATAAATGAAAGCAGTTCTTAAAAACAGAATATTTATGGAAGTAAGTAATGAGTTACAATCTAAACTCGATGAAGAACTTACTTATACCATACCCCCAAGGAATCCCTTAGACCCACCTTTTGTCATAAAGAATATGGGTATTGTTCGTAAAGGGTTAGTGACTTTACCTATCGGAAGAACGGATTTAATCCCCGAAGATTACGAAATAGTCGACAAGCGTGTTGACTCACCAATTGAGCCTTTTGACTTTAAGTTTACTTTACGACCTTCGCAACAGTCGGTTTATGATGATGTCAATGACAGTTGTATAATTAACGCTTGGGTCAGTTGGGGAAAGACATTTACGGCTTTAGCTATCGCAAATAAATTAAAACAAAAAACTCTCATTGTAACGCACACTTTAGCGTTAAGATCGCAGTGGGAAAAAGAAGTGAAAAAAGTCTTTGGAGTTATACCTGGAATCATAGGCAGCGGTCAGTTTGATATTGACCACTCTTTTGTGATAGGAAATGTACAAACTCTTTATCGTAGAATAAACTCAATAAAAGATGTCTTTGGAACAATTATACTTGATGAAATGCACCATGTGAGTAGTCCTACGTTTACTCGCATTGTAGATGCTAGTAATGCTAGGTATAAGATAGGTTTAACGGGTACGATGGAGAGAAAAGATGGACGTCATGTTATCTTTCGTGACTACTTTAATACTAACGTATATAAACCACCAAAAGAGAATTATCTAGTACCAAAAGTAAATACAATACAATCTGGAATACGCTTTCCTGATGGAGCAAAGACACCTTGGGCAAGTAGAATAAATGCTATTGCATACAACTGGGAGTACCAAAATATGATAGCATTACTTGCTGCTAACTATGCGGCAAAAGGACACAAAGTTCTAGTTGTATCTGATAGAGTTGATTTTCTAAAACAATGTCATAAGTTAGTAGGAGATAACTCTATTTGTGTAACTGGAGAAATTCCACACGAAGAAAGACCTACAATGATAAAAGGTATTTTTGGGGATAAAGATATTCTTTTTGGAACACAAAGTATATTTTCAGAAGGAATAAGTGTAGATTGTTTAAGTTGTCTTATACTTGCAACACCAGTAAATAATGAGCCCTTACTCACACAGCTTGTTGGTCGTATAATAAGAATACATGAGGATAAACCTCAGCCGATTATAGTTGATATTCACTTAGTCGGTAATACAGCTAGACGTCAGGCTAATGCGAGAATGGGATACTACATGAAACAAGGTTACGAAGTTGAAACGATATGAGCATCGAAAAATACTTCTTGACATAAGGTTAAATTTTTGATATAATGATATTCTATAATTGGAAAAAGATAAGAAAAGAAACTAATGGAAAAGTTGGTGACATAGTTACCATTCTTTACATCTTGACTTATCGAAAGGAACCTCCAATTAATAGAAATGATAGAAGATTCAAGTTTTGGACAAAAAGCTTTCATGGTGATAGTTTTTTACTAAATCCTGAACCTCTATTAATACAACGAAACAGATATTCAGATGTAGAGATTGCACAGTATGCAGGTATCGCTTCTCTGCGCAATCATTTTGACTATCGAAGTAAAAGAGATACCACACTGGACCTCCTGCACTATACTGGTAAGGAGGAGATATTAATAAAAAATAGACTACTTTGGGTTGAAGATGATAGAATACATTTTAAATTTGAAGAAGTCACTAAAGGAGAAATGCAATGGCATTAACATTTAATAAATTAAAGGGCGAAGCCCAAAAAGGAAAAATCGAATCCTACACATATGTAGAAGGAGATAACACAGTACGTTTAGTTGGTGATGTATGCGCAAGATATGTTTACTGGCTAAAAGGAGAAAATGATAAAAATGTTCCTTTCGAGTGCCTATCTTTTGATAGAGAAAAGGAAGCATTTACTAATATCGAAAAAGATTGGGTAAGAGAATATTACCCAGATATGAAATGCACATGGTCATATGCTATACAATGTATACATGGTGGCAAAGTAAAAGTTCTTAATCTCAAAAAGAAACTTTTAGAGCAAATCATACTAGCAGCCGAAGACTTAGGCGACCCAGCAGACCCTGAAACAGGTTGGGATGTTTATTTCAAAAGACTTAAGACTGGCCCAATGGCTTACAATGTGGAGTATCAATTACAACCTCTAAAATGTAAACCAAGACCACTAACAGATGAGGAAAAAGAACTTATCTCTGAACTTAAGTCAATGGATGAAGTCCTACCAAGACCTACTGCAGACGCACAAAAAGAACTATTGGACAGAATCAGAAGTGGTTCTGCTAATTCTGATGCGGATGAAAGTATTAATGAGGAGTTTGATATCTAATGTTAGGAGTAGGAGAAAAGTTTCCCGCATTTACTTTGCGAGGTGTAGATGCAAATAATGAGTTTGTAGAAGTTTCTGTTTCAGAAAATTACGAACCATTAAAGCATGATTTTACAGTAATATACTTTTATCCTAAAGACTTTACCTTCATATGTCCAACAGAAATTGCTGGAATGGATATACTGGCAGAAGAAGCGAACGTTATCGGAATTAGTGGTGACAATGAGTTTTGCAAATTGGCATGGAAAAAAGATAATGAATTGATTGGAGACATCCATCACCCTTTAGCTGCTGACTGTGGCTTAGGGCTATCTTCTAGTTTAGGTATAGTTAACGAGGATGAAGGAGTTTGCTACAGAGCGACCTTTATCATTGACAAGAACGATATTATACAGCACGTAAGTGTTAATACTCTCGATACAGGCAGAAATGCAAACGAAGTTTTAAGAACTCTACAGGCTATAAAAGCAGGTGGATTAACAGGGTGTGAATGGACACCAGGGGAAGAATTTGTAGGATGATTTTATTTACAGCAGACTGGCATATAAAGCTAGGACAGAAAAACGTACCAATGCCTTGGGCATGCTCAAGATATGAGTTATTTTTTCAACAAATTGAAGAAGCTGTAGAAAAACACGATATAAAATTGCACATCATTGGAGGGGACTTGTTTGATAGAGTCCCTTCCATGGATGAACTTACTCTTTATTTTGATTTTGTAAAAAATACAAAAGTACGAACAATAATATATGACGGTAACCATGAAGCTACTAGAAAAAATAAAACATTCTTTGATAATTTAATAAGAGTGACAAATGAATTAAACCCTCTAGTAGAAGTAATTACCGAAACATATCATGAAGATAACTGGGCAATATTACCTTATGCTGACTTACACAAAAAGAAAAGTATAGAGAATATTGATGCAGATTATTTATTTACTCATGTGAGAGGAGAAATACCACCACATGTTACACCAGAAGTAGACTTAGAAAGATTTGACAAGTATAATTTGGTTTTTGCAGGAGACTTACATGCTCACGAGAATACTCAAAGAAATATTGTGTATCCTGGAAGCCCTATGACTACGTCATTTCATAGAAACGAAGTTAAAACTGGATACTTAGTAATTGATGAAAGTTTTAATTGGACATGGCATGAATTTGCTTTACCTCAATTAATTCGTAAAACAGTTACAAGTGCAGACGAAATGGTGCAGACAGAATGGCATCATACAATTTATGAAGTTGAAGGAGATGTTTCAGACTTGAGCGGGGTCAAAAATTCTGACCTACTTGATAAAAAAGTAATTCGCAGAAAAACAGAAGCAACTCTCATACTTGACAAAGAAATGACAATTGAGGAAGAGTTAGGAGAATATCTCTCTTACATACTTGAACTTGATGAAGATAAAGTTAAAAAAATTATAGGAGTTTTCAGTGATCACGCTAGAGAAGCTAACATGGAGTAATTGTTTCAGCTACGGCTCAGACAATGTAATAGAACTCAACGACAATACTTTGACACAACTTATCGGTACAAATGGTGCTGGTAAGTCTTCTATACCTCTAATTTTAGAGGAAGTTCTATTTAATAAAAACTCCAAAGGAATAAAGAAAGCCGACATTTCAAATAGAATTGTCGCAAACGGATATGATATTAGTCTTGATTTTTCGGTAAACGAAGACTCATACCACATTGATGTAACTCGCCGAGCAAATATTAAAGTAAAATTACTTAAAAACGGTGAAGATATTTCAAGTCATACTGCTACAAATACTTATAAAACACTTGAAGAAATCATAGGTATTGACTTTAAAACTTTTAGTCAGATAGTATACCAGAATACTAACGCAAGTTTACAATTCTTGACTGCTACTGACACAAATCGTAAGAAGTTTTTGATTGATTTATTACAGTTAGATAAGTATGTAGCTTATTTTGAAGTATTTCGTGAGTTATCAAGACAGGTTGGAGTAGATGTTTCTCGAATACAAGGGAAAATTGACACAATTGAAAAATGGTTAAATGACAATAAATTGGAAAATATATCTCTATTATCAAAAATAGATTTACCAATTTACTCGGAAGAAGATGGAAAAACTTTACGTTCTTTACAGATAGAATTTGAAAATATCTCGGAAATTACGAAAAAAATAAATACAAACAATCATTGGAAGGAACAACTCGCTGATATCGACCTACCTGCCATGCGAAAGCAATTAGAGGAATATCCTGAGAAGAAAGATACTAGTAAAATATTAACTTCTCTTGGAACATGGAAAGGCGAAGCAATACATGAGCAAAAGATGTTGTCTAAGTATGAAGAACTTGCACAGATGGATACAAAAGTATGCCCAACTTGTGAAGGCGATATAGACGAACATTTTGTAAACTCAAGTATAAAAGAGCATCAGAGTAGATTAGATTTTTGTAATCAAGAGTCTGATAAAATTCGTAAGCAGTTAAAAGAGATAGAAAATCAAAATGCTTACCATCATCAAGCAAGAACTCAAATAGAAGATTGGGAAGAACTTTACAGAAGTATTGACCAAACACTTCCGTCTGAAGTTCCTAATGCCGATGATTTAAAAAGTAAGATTGCTACATTACAAGCCGAGTATAAAAATTATAAAAGAGAACTTGAAGAAGCAATCGAAAATAATAACGAAGTAGAAAGACATAATACTCGTTTAAATATTATTGAAGAACAACAAACAGATTTTGAGAATGAACTTGCAGAACTTATAGAGTCGCTAGATACTATAGAAGATAAACTTGCAAGTATAGAGATTCTGAAAAAAGCATTTAGTACAAATGGACTACTTGCATATAAAATTGAAAATCTTGTAAAAGATTTAGAAGAACTTACAAACGATTATCTAGCCGAACTAAGTGACGGACGCTTTAGTTTAGAGTTTGTAGTATTAAATGACAAATTAAATGTCAATATCGAAGATAATGGAAAAAATGTGGACATACTCTCGTTAAGTGCGGGAGAGTTGGCAAGAGTAAACACCGCTACACTATTAGCAATCAGAAAACTAATGAGTAGCATTTCCAAATCTCAAATAAATATACTATTTCTTGACGAAGTTACCAATGTTCTTGATGAAGTTGGTAAAGAAAGATTAGTAGAAATATTATTAAAGGAAGACAATCTAAATACTTATATAGTATCACACGGTTGGACTCACCCTTTACTAGAAAAAATAGAAGTAATTAAAGAAAATGAAATGAGTAGATTAGATGGTTAATTCAAGACAAAAAGGAAACAGAGGCGAACAACAAGTAATATCAATGCTTGGTAGAATGACAGAGGAAAAGTGGGAACAAACACCAGGCTCTGGAAGTGGCAAGATAAAAGGAGATTTACGAGTTCCCGCTAAACATAATATATTTTGTATAGAAGTTAAGTTTTATAGAGAAGTTGGTTTCAATGCAAAAATATTCACACAAAAGAGTAATAACTTTTTTAAATGGTGGAGTAAACTTTGCAGACAATCACAAGATATGGAACAAGAGCCATTACTCATCTTTCGTGAGAATCACGGCAAATTCTTTGTTGCGACTACAAGAAAACCAAAGAATACATTGCGATATATGCACATTGGCTGGCTAGGTGCATATGTATTACTCGCAGAACACTGGCTAGAAAAAGAGGAGATAAAGTTTACAAATGGCGACTACAATTGCGAACCTTGGAGCCCCGGCTCCGATTGGGAACTTGCTGATAGTTGATGGTTTAAATGTAGCTTTTCGATGGAAACATCAAAACATACTTGATTTTAAGTATGACTACATAAGAACAATTGAAAGTTTGGCAAAATCTTATAAGGCAGGTACGATTATCGTATGTGCTGATGGTGGTAGTTCTTACAGAAAAGAAATCTACCCCGAATACAAAGCAAATCGTAAAGAACGATATGCTGAACAAACAGAACAAGAAGCCAAAGAATTTGAAATGTTTATGGCAGAATTTCAAGACACTCTTACACTTATAAAGCAGAAGTACCCAGTATTTCACTTTAAAGGAGTAGAGGCCGATGATATTGCAGCTTACATTACAAAGAACTTTGACTTTGATGATTGTTGGTTAATCTCATCTGATAAAGACTGGGATTTACTTATAAATGAAAAAGTCTCGAGATTTAGTACAGTTACTCGTAAAGAGACAACAGTACATAACTGGGACGAACACTATGACTTTGAAATTGAGGATTATATCACTTTCAAGTGTCTAACTGGCGATAAAGGGGACAATGTTCCAGGAGTACCTGGAGTTGGTCCAAAGCGCGCAGTACAATTAATGGAACAATATGGAACAGTATTTGATATCTATGATGCATGTCCAATAGAGGGTAAGTATAAATATATTCAAGCGGTCAACGAAAATGCAGAACAACTTCTACAAAATGTTGAACTTATGGATTTAATTACTTACTGTGAAGATGCAATCGGAGAAGATAATAGAGAAGTTATAAATAGAACTTTACAAGGAAAATTTTAATGAAAATAGATTATAGCAAAGATAAACTTTTAACAGAGTTTAGTTTCAAAACTCTAGAAGATCGCTATCTCGTAGGGGATGAAAAGTCTCCACAAGAAGGCTTTGCACGAGCAGCACAAGCCTTTGCAGATGATGACGAACATGCTCAACGATTGTATGATTACGCAAGTAATTTATGGTTTATGTTTTCGACTCCTGTTCTCTCAAATGGAGGGACTAAGCGGGGTCTGCCAATCTCATGTTTTCTAAACTATGTTGAAGATTCAAGAGAAGGTATAACCGAACATTATACCGAAAATGCATACCTTTCTTCTTTTGGAGGAGGTATCGGAGGTTCTTGGAGTGCTGTACGTGCTGCAGGAACTAAAACATCGAAAGGTTCTGAAAGCACTGGTGTTATTCCATTTGTAAAAGTGGTTGATGCTGAAATGTTAGCTTTCTCACAGGGAGTAACTCGTAGAGGTTCTTATGCAGGATATCTGCATATTTCACACCCTGAAATAGAAGAATTTTTAGATATAAGAAAACCAACAGGCGGAGACACCAATCGTAAATGTCTCAATCTTCATCACGGTATAGTGGTAAGTGATAAATTTATGGAAATTATTCACAGAGCAACTAAAGAGGAAGGCTTTGATGACTCTTGGGAGCTAATTGACCCACATAGTGGTGAAGTAAAGAAAGTAGTAAGTGCAAGAACACTTTGGGTAAAAATATTACAAAATCGCATGGAAACAGGAGAACCTTACCTTATGTTTGAAGATGCTGTAAATGCGGATTTACCCGAGTTTCAGAAAAGAAAAGGTTTAGTGGTAAACCACTCCAATCTATGTTCTGAAATCACACTTGCTACAAATGAAGAGAGAACAGCAGTTTGCTGTTTATCGAGTGTAAACTTAGAGTATTATGATGAATGGAAAAAGGTTCCCGCCTTTATTCCAGACTTAATTCGTATGCTCGACAATGTGCTTACTTATTTTATAGAGAATGCACCTGATACAATGGAAAGAGCTAAATTTAGTGCTATGCGCGAAAGAAGTTTAGGTCTTGGTGCTATGGGATTTCATGCTTATCTACAGAAAAACAATATGCCTTTTGAAAGCGTATTTGCAAGTAGTGTAAATTATGAAATGTTTAGATATATAAAAACAGAAGCACAAAAAGAAACAGAAAGGCTTGCAGTAGAAAGAGGAGCTTGTCCAGATGATGATTCTTGCTCAGTAAGAAATGCACATTTACTGGCTATAGCTCCAAACGCAAGCTCAAGTATTATTTGTGGAAATACAAGTCCTAGTATCGAACCTTTTCGTGCGAATGCTTTTACTCAAAAAACAAAGAGTGGGTCATTCTTACAAAAGAATAAATTTTTAGAGCAGGTACTTGAAAAGTATGGAAGAAACGATGATAATACTTGGAAAGACATAGTCACAAACAAAGGAAGTTGTCAACATTTGGAGTTTTTAAGTGACGAAGAAAAAGAAGTATTTAAAACTGCTGTAGAAATAAATCAATCTTGGGTAGTAGAACACGCCGCACAACGACAAGAGTTTATTTGTCAAAGTCAGAGTGTAAATTTATTTTTCCCGCCTGATGTGAACAAAGGTGACTTACACAATGTTCATATGTTAGCGTGGGCGAAAAATATGAAAACACTCTACTATCTAAGAAGTGAAGCGATTTCAAGAGCAGATAATGTATCAAATAAGATAAAAAGAGAGATAATATTTGAGCAATCAGATTGTCTCAGTTGTGAAGGATAAGAAATGAACTTATTAGAGGAAAGAGAGTATTATAAACCTTTTAACTATCCTTGGGCATTTGAGTTTTATAAAAAACAACAGCAAATGCATTGGCTTCCTGATGAAGTACCACTCCAAGATGATATTAAGGATTATAGAGAAAAGTTAAGTCCTGATAACAGGCTTCTGTTAGATAATATATTTAAGTTTTTTACCCAAGCTGATGTAGATGTATGCTGTGGATATGCCAAACATTATCTACCGACATTTAAACAACCAGAAATAAGAATGATGCTAGTAAGTTATGCTTCAATGGAAGCGGTACACCAAGAAGCATATTCGTTATTACTGGAAACTTTAGGTAAGTCAGACGAACAATATCAAGAATTTATGGATATTCAAGAAATGGTTGAAAAACATGAGTATCTAACAGATTTTAATATGAAGAATCCACATGAGATTGCTAAAACAATGGCAGTTTACAGTGGGTTTACAGAGGGTGTTCAACTTTTTAGTAGTTTTGCTATATTATTGAACTATCCTCGACACAACTTAATGAAAGGTATGGGACAGATTGTCACATGGTCAATAAGAGACGAGTCTCTACATGTCGAAGGTCTATCCAAACTTTTTAGAACTTTTATTGCAGAAAATCCGTCTATATGGACAGACAAACTGAAATATGAGATATATTGTGCAGCTGAACGCGTTGTTGAACTAGAAGATAAATTTATAGATGTTTGCTTTGATAAAGCGGACATTCCTGGTTTGACAGCAAAAGAAGTAAAAGAATATATTCGTTATATTGCAGACAGAAGATTACTCGGGCTAGGAATGAAAAATATTTTTCATAGCAATGAGAATCCACTGCCATGGATTGATATGCAAGTAAATGCGGTTGAGCATACCAACTTTTTTGAAAACCGTGCTACAGAGTATGCTAAAAGTAGTACACAAGGAAATTGGCAAGATATTTTTAAATAAGGAGAAAATATGTCGACAGAAAATAATCCACAAGTATCAGAACAGCAAGAGCCTGTTTTAGTACTTGATGATAAAAAATATGTCATTTCTGAACTTTCAGATCAAGCTAAATATCTAGTTGCAAGTCTTAATGATTTGCAAAGGAAAATTACTGGAGTTAGAATGGAGTTAGACCAACTTCAAGTTGCTTCAGAAGGATTTACTGCTAGATTAAAAGAAGAGGTTGAAAAACCAAGTGACGAAGTACCAGAAGTGGTAGAAGGGGAAGAGATTTCCTCATAAAGAAAAGGGGCTTTAAGCCCCTTTTTT